AAAAGTGATTAATGCATCTGTACCATCATCAACTGATTTAATTGAACAATCGAGCATCATTACATCACCTTCAGCGTATGCTACATTTGTAAACACACCATTCTGTACATCAATGCCATAAGCATTATCATTTACCATTACAAACACATTTGCATCTGCTCCAGTTCTTGGAGCTGTTTGTGTATCAAAAGTATTTATAAATTCCTTAGTATTGCCATCATATTTAACCTGAGTATCAACTGTTACTGCTGTTTCAGCACCTCTAGTTACAAGTTCATATCCTGAAGAAGTAACTCCACTAAATACTGCTGGACTATCAATAGTAGCAGTAAATGATTGCATAACTACATTTTCATTATACACTTTAAGCCCACTAGCTGAAGACATGAATACATTTGTTGTATTCGCATATACACTATTACCAGCAAGAACACTAGACTCATTTACATCTGGTTTAACACCTGACTGTAATGTAGCAGAAAACTTATATCTTCCACCTTCTTCTCCAGCATCAGCAGATAACGCAAAATTAGTAACTACTAATCCTGGGATTTCTAATGAACGCTGATTAGTATGGTCTGATGATTTAATTACTACTGTTAATGAAGATGCAGTATTTGCAACATTATTACCAGTACCATATAATTGAGATGCAGGGGTAAAACCAGTAGCTACTGATGCATCACCTGTAACATCATTACATATGTTCTGCATAAGTAATTTATGCCCAACATCTAAATGCATATTACCTGATAAAGATAATTCAGTAACTCTAAGAGTATTATCTTGAAAGAAATCTTCATCTTTTAATGTCCTACCAACACCACTTCTAACATCTAATACTTGATTAACATTAAGTGATGGCATACTAGCTGAATCAACATCTAATTGATACATAGCACTTGCACTAATGCCTGATATACCAGCATCAGTTGCATCAGATGCTATCCATACTTGAAACTCTTTGGGTGAAAATGCGTGTGAAACTGTAGCCATTACTTACTCTCCTTTTTATTTTCTTTTACTTTAACTAAATTTTTAATTGAGTCAGATACTTTTTTAACTGATACTTCTTTACCAGCTTTAAGTTCTTCCCAATCCTCAAATGATGCTCCACATTCTTTCCAACAATTTGGAAGACTAGAGCCTTTATCTATTATTGTTATTTTCATATCTTAATCCTTATTACTTTATGATATGTTACCTAAGTACTTACCTCTCCATTCCCATCGCATAACATTTAGTCCTTCAATCAATGCTTCGTCTTCTTCTAGCTCATTGATACGACAACTTAATAAATTGCCGTCAAAGAATATATTGTTCATGTTCTGAAAAAATAGAGCTTCTATGTGTGATAATTGGCGAAGTATATGTTCCCAAGTATCTTTTTTGACTGTCTTTTCTTTAAAGGTATATGATACATCAAGTATATATTCCCTTGTTTCTCCTGTAGCCATACGCTCAATCAAATCGCTACCTACAGGGTTAAGTCTTATTGACTGGTTACCCATGTCTTTAAAATCACCTGTGTATATAGGAATACTGCCAGCAAACTCCTCATTAAGGAAAGAGCGGATAGTATCTAATATTTTATCATCCCATATATTCTCAAAGGTTATCATCTACGAGACATCCTAATAGACATTGGCTTACCACCATCAGTCTTTTCATTCACTCCAGATACATCTATCTCCCAATAATCATTAAGAGTAGCAGTATCTCCTGTGTCTCCAGCAAATCTTATTTCTAATCCTCGGCTTAATATCTGATAATCACCTTTAATTACATCTGAATAACTAGCACTATTGCCATTATTCATTTTCTCTGCACCAAGGTTATTGTTATCAGATTCCCATACTGAATATCTTGCAGTTCCCATAACTCCAGCAGTTGTTATCTTTACACCCACTCTATCATATATTCCAGCATATGCACCACGAGTATCAACAATTCTTAGATTGCCACTAACTGAACCTTCTTTTATAACTCCCATTGAGGCATCGCCAGTTGTTTGCCAAGATAGTTTTGTACTTCCCTCATTTAAGGAAGCCATGTTAGTTTCAGCCTCATTAAACAATGCATCTGCTATTTCAGATGTAGGTTGAGAAGCACGAATTAAAAAACTACAAGCTATAAGAGCAGTTGTTCTTATAATAATGTAGTCATAATTGCCATCTTGGTCTTTGAATTGTTTTCTAGGCAGTTTTGCATCTAACCTAGAATCTAAATACTTAGTAGCATTAGATATGTATCTTGTAATGATAGTTGCCCAATCATCACCTGATTCAAGTAGGTGGTCATTAGGGTTTGTTGTGCTGGCTTCATAAATAATTACAGAGTCATTACCCTCACTAAATAACCATTGTTTAGCTTCTGAAAACTCTACCCCAATATAAACATCCACACCTGTATTATGAGTAGCACTAGTAGTGCCTAAAAATCCTCTTTTAACTGTGATTGTATTAGAAGATATATTAGTAATAAGCATCTTCTCATTATCAATCTTTATGATATCCCCATATCCAAATACACTACCATCAGTTACATCTATTGCTGTTTCTATAATATCTACAGCTTCATCTGTATTAGCAGTAGAATCAGAGTAATCTTCTACTTTTAAGTAGGGAGTTAGGTCTTCGCCATTTTGAAATAAAACAGATACTAAACCTGTATTAAATGACTCATATAGTTTAAATCCACCATGTGAAAATAGTTCTACCCATCCATATAAGGCTTCTTTGCTATCAAACTCATCTATCGATGGGAATACATCCTTTAAATCTCTGTGTGTGCAATAAACCATGGTTCTCCTAATTTACATATATTTTTATTTGCTATACAACTTATTTAAGCTCTACATGAACTAAATCATCGAATGAATTATCTCGTATCTCCCCATCACCATCCCAGTCTCCGCCCCAGCGAATTTCTACATTCATTTGCTTTGCTATACCTCTAAGCATTCCACCCATATAGTGAAAACGCTCTCTATCTTCCCATGCAATAGGATAGGGTGCTAAATCAACTGCTCTACCGCTTAAATGCTTAGAGTATTTAGTCTTACTAGCACCTTCAGCAACTAACTGTTCTTGCCTAGCTTCGGTTCGTAGTCCTTCTATTATAGTAACATCCATTACTTTAATAAGCTCATTTAAAACATTTACTAATTCAGGTTTTACCCCTTTTAGTCTTTCTTTAGACCTTCTGCCAAACCTATACATTACTTCTTCTTTTTCTTAGATTTAGGCATTGCTTTTTTCTTTTTAGGCGGTCTACCTTTTTTACTTCCGTATGTTCCTTTTCCGTATGGCATAATTACCCCTTTCGTTTCTTTATTTTTTTAGTTTTACCATTTGCAGTTCTTGCAAATTTGTGTGTTTTAGTTTCTCTTATTAATGTGCCAGAGTAGCGTTTGCCACCCCACATCCAACTTACTTTTTTAGCCATTACCACTTTACCTTATTTGCCCAATAAGCTCCAGACATCTTACCTTTAGCAATATTCTTACGATGTCTAGCCTTAAAGGATTTACGTTTTGCTTTCATCTTAGCTGACTCTCCAGCTTTAGGTTTACCAGCAGTCTTTGCACCCTGCTCTCCAAATCTAATCAACTTAACTTTACTGCCTTCTTTAGCTAATACTACATGAGATTTAGTTGGATGACTCGGAGTCCTCTTTGGTTTATTAAATCCAGCAAGTTTATTTCTAACTAGTCTTGAGTCTTTTGGCATTACTTCTTTACTAATCCTTCGATAATATCTGTAACTAAATCAACAATCTTTTCAAAGAATAACTGTTCTTTTTCTTCACTTACAAATGGAATATCTATTTTTTTATTAATTTTTGTAGCTAATTTTTCTTTGTACTCATCAGACTGGATATGTTCAATCATGCCATCAGCATACTTATTTACAATCTCATCTTTTGCTTTATCTATAATTTTTGCTAATATTAACTTACTCATACTATTTCCTTATATTATTTATTTTATACATTAAATATACTATCGTCAGTATTGCTACCGCACATTGCAATATAAGACTTACTTCTGTTAAAGACAAGCCATAATTAGCTATGCTTGCTGTTGCTACTTTTAAACTATCCATTAGTGTTTTCCATTTACTCTGCTTAAACTACCTTTAATTTCAGATACTTGATTATCTAGGTCGTTTATTTCTTTATTTAATCCATCAAATTTTCTATCAAGTTTGTCATCTGATTGATTCCATCTGCTTATTAGTTTTATTATCATTCCTTCTGTATTCTGTAAAGTTTCACTTTGACCTTTATTCTCTACTTTAAGGTCTTGAAGTGCCTCTGCCTGTTCGTTTCCTCTTTTGTTCATTGAATATACCATAAAGACGAACATAGCACCTACCACACCAATCATACCAGCTTCTGAGTATATTGCCAAAAAGTCCATTATTGTTTTCTCCGCAGTTCTCTGTTAATAAAGTAATTATGACTAATGTCATCTTCTGTTAGTTCTACTTTCTCTTGGGTTTGCCAAAAATATTTAAAGGGTTTATATCTAATGATTTTTTGTACCATGCTTCAAGTTCTTTCATCTCAGCATCATGTTTAGATTCAAGTGCAACAACTCTATCATTAATTGTTCCGTACTCTCTTTCAAGGTCTGTAATTCGTTGTACAACTTGTATGTACGAATAAACAAGTCCACCGACAAGTACAAGCACTTGAAATAACCAGCGTAAATTAATACTGATAATGGCATTATCATCCAAGATTGCTCCTTTGTACGACCTTGCAGTCTTTTGCTCACTCATAACTCCTCAAGGCTTGTAATACTTGTGGAAATCTTCTGGGTTTTCCTCGTCCACAACTACAAATATAGGAGACACAATAGCATTTCCTGTTCCAGAACCGCCTACAATAGCATATAAATATCTGCCTTCTTGATAAGGTGACTTAATTGTGTCATTATCAAAAAGATGTAAAAAGCTAGTGTCACTAAATACAGGCACATAAACACCATTGAGTATCTCATCTGTTTCTATTCTACGATTGCCATTATAATCAATAACCTCACCTACACTAACTGTACGATGTGGTTGAGATGGAAACTTACCCATACCATTTACTTCTATTTGCTGGTTATACCACATCTGAGATGCTTTAACAATCTTCTCAAGATTAGCTTTAGTTTGTTTAGCTTTAGCACCTTCACCAATCCTACTAAAAGCAGGAGCGGAAGTAGTTGCAAGAGTAGCCATGATAGCCATAGTAACTGCGAACTCAGCAAGTGAATTACCCTTATTATTCACCAGACCATTCATCTTTTGCCATTTCAGCTAAACATTCAGTATGTGATAGAGCCGTAATTCCACTAACTGATGCAACTTGATCCAATGTGCCATCAGCAATGGATAATTCATATTTAACAAGAACCTTTGTATTGTCACTATTCCATCTTGGTGCGCCAAGTTTACCT